TAGAAAACTTTGAATATTTTAATAGTGAAAATTTTTGTAAAGTAATTGTAGAAAAATTTGAACATATATTACCAATTAACTATCTAGCAACTCAAACAAATACGTGGCATACACAAGGAGCAAGTTTACCAGCACATACAGATATGCATTGTCTTCCTAACACTAATAAAAAAATGAACACAGATTATAGAAATTGTTTAACTTGGCAATTATACTTGCCTGATACTGATCAATATCCACAAAGTGGTGTTTGGTTACATGGTGGATGGGATGATGATATAAATGGATGGGAAAAAATAAAGCAAATTCCTTGTTATCCTGGAACATTTTTTGCTTATATAAATACCAATAAAAGTTACCACTCTGTTCCTGAGCAAAATACCCAGTTTAATAGGGTAAGTCACATGGGAAGAATATATTGGTAATTAAAGGATAAATATTAGTATGGCAGTAAATTTTGACATAGTTTCAGATAAAGTTTTTAAAGTTATCAAAGGTAGTGGGCATGATGTAAAAATGTATGACTCAACTACTGGTGATGAAACTGTAGATCCATCAAAATCACGTTATTTTTATGTAAAAAACCCAAATTATATGGTTAATATTGACGATGAAACTGGCGAAATTAAGTTTCACGAGGGTACTAACGATAATGTGGCTACAAATTTAAAAAGTATTATAAATAACATAAAGCATTTAGCAAAAGGTTATATGCTTGATTTTGACCATAGGCAGTTTGGTAAAGAATTAAAGCCAAAAAATTATGCTTGGAAGGTTGAACAGAATAAAGGTACACAAATGGCAGACGTTACAACAGAAGGATATACACCGTTACAAGGGTCAACAAAAACAAGTGAACAAAAACTTGAGGGTGTAAAAGTGATCGTAAGACACAATAAAGCAGTTGACGAAACTAGCAGAGGTGCTAGATCAAGAAATATTCAAGGTATTTTTATTGAAACTTCAGAAGGTGAAAGATTTAAATATCCACACATTCATTTAAATGGTGCTAGAGCAATGGCAAGACACGTACACGCAGGTGGTAAACCACATGACGAAGTAGGTGAAGCAATTGTTGAGTTATCAGGAACATTAGCAAAATTAAAAGAAGTTACAAAATATGCAAGACGTTTTAGCCAAGTACAAGAACAAGCGGCAGATATTTTACCGTTAGTAGATAACAAAATTATTAATGTAAAATCACAAATTCATAAATTAACAACAGCAGGTGGTTATACAGATTTTGTTGAAAGTTATAAAAAAGCTGAAGCATCAGATTACAGCATTGAAGCATTAGAAGATTTAAAAAACAAATTTACAGTTACTAAATTTGATGAAAAAATTAGTGACGTACTTCCATTATTACAATCAATTATGGATGAAGCAAAAGCAGAGCAAGACAATTCAACAGACGCAATGATGCAAAGAATTTCACAAAAATTACAATCAGGTGAACCAGTTGAATTATTATCTCCTGCAAAAACAGATTATGATCCAGAACAAGTTGGTGCATTTAAAGATAACGCAAGTGCAATATCTTTTAAACTAGCAGACATGGCAGGCAAAATTAAAGACGATGAAATGAGTGTTTTCCTTTCAAGACTTTCTGATAAAGTTGGTCATATGCATAGAAGCAAATATGAACCAAGACCAACAAGACAAGAAATGGATTTAGCAAAACAAATTATTGCTATGTCAAAAATGAAAGATGTTACACCAAATGAAGAAACTGTTCCAAATGTAGTTGACGAAATAGAAGAAGCAGTAAAAGATTTTGGTACAGACGATTCATTTGCAGAAGGTGAACCAGCAGTAAAAAAAGATGGTTCAGTAGATAGAGCATTTAAAAATGTAATGTCTTACATTGGTAAAGATGTAAACAGACAATTAAGTTACGATAAATGGTTAAAACAAGTTAAAGGCATCGAAAGAGGTGCATTAGGAATTAGTGGTGACCAACACGTTAAGTTTTCAAAAGAATGGAAAGCATACAGAGGTATGCAAGAAGAGCCAATGACTCAAGCAGATTTAGATTCAGAAAGATTTGCAGATTTACATGATTATGAAGAATACAAAGATGCAGTAATGAGTGATATTCAAGATCCTAAAAGTTTATACGCAGGAAAATCAAAAGAAGAAATTATTGCAATGTTAAGAAAAGAAGCTGACGGAATTGGTTATGCTGATGTATCAGATGGCGACAGACATCCATCAGAGCCAAGTTGGTTAAATGCTATTGCTGACGAACTAGCAAATGAAAAAACTGAAGACACTACAGAAGCAAGTGGACATGAAGGACAATCAGAAGCACACGCACACCAAGTATCATTAGATGGTGATTGGGATCAAGATAGAGGCATAAGCGATAAAGATTGTGGTGACATTGAACTTGCATTGATGAAAGCTGGAATCAAATCACAATGCGAGCCAGACGAAGCAAGACAGGGTGGCGTAGTTATTCATACAATGGCAGATAGAGATGCTACTGTTGACGCTTTAGATAAAGCCGGTTTCAATTTAAATGAAACTTCTGAAGAAACAGAAACTCCAGAAGATATTAAAAGAATTAAAGATCTAGCAGGTCTTTAATATACATCCTCCCATAAAGAACCTAAGGCCAAAAGCTATGGTTCTTTTTCTTCAAAAAACCACTTGACAAAACCAAAAAGAATAAATATAATAGTAGATAATGTTAAATAGAACATTATTTAATTTAGGCAAACATAGGCTAACATAGGCTAATATAGGAGAAAACATTATGGCAACACTAGCACAAATTAGAGCAAAACTTCAAGAACAAGAAGTAAAACGTTCACCAAATAGTTCAGGAGGCGACAACGCAATTTATCCGTTCTGGAATATTCCTGAAGGCACAACAGCAACACTAAGATTTTTAGCAGACAAAGATCCAAACAATACTTTCTTTTGGGTTGAAAGACAAATGATCAAATTACCATTTGCTGGTATTAAAGGTCAGTCAGAAGCTAAACCAACTATTGTACAAGTTCCTTGTATGGAGATGTGGGGAGAACCATGTCCAGTATTAAGTGAAATTCGTCCATGGTTTAAAGATCCACAATTGGAAGATATGGGTAGAAAATATTGGAAAAAAAGAAGTTACATTTTCCAAGGTTTCGTTGTAAACTCTCCATTAGATGAAGATACAACTCCAGAAAATCCAATTAGACGTTTTGTAATTAATCCGTCTATCTTTAACATTATTAGATCAGCATTGATGAATCCAGAAATGGAAGATCTTCCAACTGATTTAGATAAAGGTAGAGAGTTTAAATTAACTAAAACAACTAAAGGTGGTTATGCTGATTATTCAACATCATCTTGGTCTTTCAAAGAAAGAGCATTACAAGATAGTGAACGTCAAGCAGTTAACACTAATGGATTATACAATCTTGGTGATTATCTTCCTAAGAAACCTTCTGCGGAAGATGTTAAAATTATCGCAGAAATGTTTAAAGCATCTGTAGATGGTGAATTATATGATGAAAGTAGATTTGGTCAACATTATAGACCAAATGGAATGGCATCATCACCAAAAACTACAAGTACAACAACTACAACAACGGCGCCAGCGGCACCAGTTGTTGAAACAGCACCAGTGGCTCCAGTAGCACCTGCGGCACCAGTTGTTGAAACTGCAACTGCACCAGTGGCACAGCCAGAAGTGGCAACTGCAACTGCAACAGCAACAGATGGTTCTAAAGCATCAGCTGAAGATATTTTAGCAATGATTAGATCAAGACAAAACAAATAAATCAAAATGTATAGTGCATAGGCAACTATGCACTATATTAACAAGGAGAAATTTATGGTAAGACCATTTGACGTTAGTAAGTTTAGAAAGTCAGTAACTAAAAGCATTGGTGGAATTTCTGTTGGCTTTGAATCTGATCCAGTTGATTGGGTAGACACAGGAAACTACTGTCTAAACTATTTGATTAGTGGAGATTTTAATAAAGGAATACCACTAGGTAGAGTAACAATGTTAGCAGGAGAATCAGGTTCTGGTAAGAGTTTGATTGCATCTGGTAATATTATTAAAAATGCACAGAAGCAAGGAATATTTTGTATTGTATTTGATTCTGAAAATGCATTAGATGAAAGTTGGCTACAAGCATTGGAAGTTGATACATCACCAGATAAGTTAATGCGTATTAATGTTGCAATGATTGATGATGTAGCAAAAACAATATCAGATTTTGTAACAACATATAGAGCAGACTATGGATCTTTAGATGTAAGTGAAAGACCAAAAGTTATGTTTGTTATAGATTCATTAGGTATGTTACTAACACCAACAGACAGAGATCAATTTATGAAGGGTGATATGAAAGGTGATATGGGTAGAAAACCTAAAGCCTTAACAGCACTTGTAAGAAATTGTGTTAATATGTTTGCAGAGTTAAACATTGGATTAGTAGCAACTAACCACACATACGCATCACAAGATATGTTTGATCCAGATGATAAAATATCAGGTGGACAAGGATTTGTATATGCAAGTTCAATTGTGATCGCAATGAAAAAACTAAAACTTAAAGAAGATGAAGCAGGTAATAAAATATCAAATGTTACTGGAATTAGATCTGCTGTTAAGGTTATGAAAACTAGATTTGCAAAACCTTTTGAAGCAGTACAAGTTAAAATTCCATATGAATCAGGAATGGATCCATATAGTGGACTTGTTGATTTATGTGAGAAAAAAGGTTTACTTGTTAAAGACGGCAATAGATTAAAGTATGTTGACCGTTTAGGTAAAGAACATAAACACTATAGAAAAGATTGGACAGGTGAAACTCTTGATATGGTTATGGCTGAATGGAATGCACATGAAGTTGAAGCACAAGAACCTGCTGAGGCGGAGGCGTAATGACAGAAGAAATTCAAGTACTAATTGAAGCATGGAATAAATTAAAAAATTATGTTCCAGCAAAAGATAGACTTGATGCGGCAGTTGCCTATGTCAATATTATTGACGAGTATGGGGCAGATGAACAAGATTGGAGAGAAGTTTTTTCTTCATCTAGTCATTTACATGAAGCATATAATGAAGTCTTTGGAGAAATGGAAGAAGATGATCCATATAGCGAAGATGAAAATGAGGATTATTAATGATTAACTGGTATGGTTTAGTTTCAAAAGATTTAGGTAAGTTACCTGAATGTATTGATTACTATATGAAACAATTAGACGAGGCTAGAGTAGAAGCAGGGTTAGTAGGAAACATCGAACGTAATGCTTCACATATACCTGGTGTAGTTGAGCATAGGTTTAATCAATTGCAAGAAATTGAAGCAATACTAGAACATCTTAATATAGAATTACGTAAGACAAGAGCAAGACATTATAAAAAGTTCTTAGAAGCATATCAACGAGCTTTAACATCAAGAGATGCTGAAAAATATATTGATGGAGAAGACGAAGTTGTTGTTATGAGTCAACTTATTAATGAATTCGCTCTTGTACGTAATAAGTATCTTGGCTTGTTAAAAGCAATTGATGCCAAGCAATTTCAAATCAACAACATTGTTAAATTAAGGGTAGCAGGATTAGATGACGCAGAACTCTACAGTAAAAACACAAGATAGTGGTTGGAAAAATCACGAAGACGATCCTATGGAACAAATGCGTAGGTCACTTTTAGCCAAAGAAGATATTATACAAGGCCTTAAAAGACAAATAAAAGAAGAAGTAAAAGAAAAGTATTCTTTATATCATAGAATTATGGAATTGAATACTGAAATTGAAAAACTTAAGAGTAGTCTTTAAGTGGACCACCATAGTGTACTGAACGTACTTTCTTACCTCTTAAAGATTTACCTTTGAACTTTTTATCAGTTTCTCTAGCACGATGACCTTGTGCTTTACAACTAGATTCATCAGAAGCACCCAATTTTTTGTTACTTCTGCATACAGAACTAGGAACTGGCCCCTTCCATTCTCCGATAATATCAATAAGTTTCATACTTTTATTTATGCTAAAAACTATTGACAAAACTTATAAATATGCTATAGTATACTATGAGATTTATTAAAGTATTGCTTATAATTTCAGTGTTATTATTACCAACAACAACAAGTGGTAATGATATTAAACAGATTGATGCATTTACAGTACAAAATAATGAAGATTTTGTTCTAAAAATATTTTCATGTGTTAAGATGCTGTATGCAGAACACCCAAACACGTATCCTTTAGAAAAACAAATACCATTTGATTTAATTGTTGCGATGGCGGCATATGAAAGTGCATGGGGAACAAGTAGATTTGCAGTTGAAGGAAATAATTTATTTGGAATTAGAACATGGGATCCATTAATTCCTCAAATGAAAGCAAAGCAAAGGCCAAATGCTGATTGGGGAGTTCGAAAATATGAAACATATTGTACTTGTATAGTTGATTATATTCAAATTTTAAATAATCATCCTGCATATGAAGAATTTAGAAAGCAGAGAAGTTTAGAATTAAACAGATACGGTTATACAAATGCTTCTATATTAGCACAATTTTTAGTTGCCTGGTCAGAACTTGGAGAACAATACACTTCTAGATTAAAACAAATTATTCTTTTAATTCATAAGCAAGGCTATTATCAAGGTTTACCTGTAGATAATAAAGGCCAGATTATAAATTAAGTTGCATTTCAACAACAAATAAGTTATTATATAGATATGTCTAAGATTACAAAATTAATTATTAAAGATGAAGTGAATGTCAGATTTGAAGGCCTGGATGTTATTACTAGACGTAAAATTTCTGATAAACTAAAATACTTTTTACCATATGCATATCATTTACCAGCATATAAGTTAGGTAGATGGGATGGTAATATTCGTTTTTGTGATATTGGAGGAAGAACATATT